CCACTAAGCATCAAACGACCGTTCTGATTGATTGAAAATTGTTTGTCCAATAACATTTACGGACGACTACAAATATAAATGATTTTACCTTAAAACCCTCTCAGAACTTTCTCAAAATCTTTTTCTTTTACAACAGGAAGCCTCTACATGATACGAGTCTACAAGTTCAATCTTTCAAGTTTACGACCCCAAGACTATTCATTCGCATTATTATAAACAATATCACAACTTGTTAATTCCGGTCTTACAGGTTGATAAGTAATTGGATATTGATACCTAAGAATTAGTTTTTACAATTAACTAGGAGTTAAAACTTTTTAAATAGCTTGGGATAAATGGAATGGAACTCCAGCAATAACTTAAGTCACGTCGGCATGTTACCACATCTGATTTATCACATTAACAATATCGTTCATAGGAGCGACAAGAACGTGATTTGTCCAATATCTGTCAGCACGAGCAACCATAAGAGGAACCGAAGCCAATTGAATAGCAGTTAAATTAGGTTTCAGCTTTGTTTAGTCAACAACATCTTCAAATCTCAAATAAAATAGCTCAGAAATCATGTCAGCAGTTTAATTATAATTACCTCCAATATCGACGATCTTGAGAACCGGATTCAATACATGGAAAGGAACAACGCCTCTCATACCCATGAAAGCAGGAAGATTATTAGCTTATTTTAAATATGTGAGCTACTACAAATATTATTTAATGGCTACATTGACACTTTTTATTCTCAATTTATCTTAAACTGCTTGATGATTGGACATACCTTAATGAGAAAAACTACTTTTTGACAACTATTAAGTAGAAAAACCAAAACCAACAGCATTCAACAATGTGTTAAAAACTTTTGAAATATAACCACGAGGAACACTTACAATTTTATTTTTAGCTTTTAATAAAGTGTAAGGCTTGACTTTCGATTCATTCCTTGTGACACAAACAGGTGGAACGAAGAGATCAAGAGTTTTAGCTTTGTCAATATTCTTGGTGAATTATCGGTTAATTTGCTTTTATTTGTAACCCTACACATTCATCAGTTGCAATTTGCTTTTGTTTTGACAATAAATAGTATACAAGTACAAGGCACTAAGTAAAAAGAAGCTATACGACAAGCTTCGCAAAATCCATCCAATGTCAATACTAAATATGCCAGCAATGTTACTATAACTCATCTCACGTTTTTACATCACATCAAACACATATTGAGACTACAATACAGTTCCGCGAAGATGATACTACAAAACCTTGACAATTTTTTCGACAGCCTTCTTCTGCAATTTCTTGGGTGCTTTAATAACGAAACCATCCACAAAGAAAATGACTGTACTCAACAATTTCCAAGTTATAAAACCAACACAACCTCTGAATATAGTTATAACATTAAACTTGAAAATAACAAAGTGATAATACAATATCAAGCACAAATTCATGAAAAAGATAGGAAAAGCAACACCACTAAGCAAATGACCTATGAATTTGTACACAAACGACGCAGCTTCAGAAGTACATTACACACTTTGTACACCTAATCTATTTTTTAAAACACAGAATTCAAGAGCAGTATATTTTTAAAAATAGAAAGAAAGACCGAACAATATAGTACCATTGATGAACAACATTAACGAGACTTGTTTTTTGAGATACCACATTACAATCAACCACTGAAGAGTTACAACTATTAGAGCATAAATAACGTATGAATATGACACAAGACCCGTAGCTACAGAGGCATAATTCAAAACCCGACAACCTAAATCTTCATTATCAATATTACAAACACGACCAAACATAGCATACTAATTAACATTTTATTATTTATAAACGATCTTCTATGTGGCAGCAATAAATTTAAATGCAGATTTGATTTTCTTTTTCTAGATATCCTACAATCTTTGCTTGACTTTCATTTAAATTTTTTACTTTTGCTTATACTATTTCTATGGGACTACTTACTTCTTAATGGTCGGTTAAATAACATAGCTTGTGATTTATTTAACTTCAACTTCATCACTGATCCACAAATCATCATGTTTAGCTTTTGACATGGATGTAGCATACAATAGTGATTACTTTGATAAAATAGTTGAGGGAAGAACAGCTTTATGATTCCCTAACTTGCTTCTCATGACAAACAAAGCCCATTATTTCTAATTTTACAATGAGTAAGTGTTAGCACATAAACTCTCAATTCTTTCTTTGGCTTAAAAGATTCTCGATGCTAACTTACTACCTTTCTTCAACTTTGCTTGATTTTATTCTCTGAATAGTTTCTTCTGTTACAATTTCACTTATTCTCTCATATTATTTTATTTATTAATTACTTTGTGATTTTAGCATTTCACACGAACTTATAATTAATAGGGAATGACTTATTACATTTTTTACACTTCCGAAAATAAAATATTGTAAACATATTCAGAATCCAAGATCTTTGCTGTTTATTCAAAAGCTACATGACCATAAGTCTTGTTCTTATCAACAATGAAGACTAAAACAGGTGTATTTCCATTCTTCGGCTTTTTCTCTACTTCACCCAAGTAATCATCAATGTGAACGAATCTGATATTGCCAATAGTTTAAATAATGCCTCTAATATCACTCATGTTTGTCTCTTTCTTGTAATTGTCGACAATTGCTTTGCTGAATTTGACAAAATTTACATAGCGTTCAGTTTCATCACCCTGAAAACGCAAGACATTTAACAGACACTTGAAGAAGCAATACTTGTCAGTGACATTTCTGAGTTTATGACCACCTTGATTAACTAAATATTATTAATTTTGCATTTTTGAATTATAAATCTCAAATCGTTCACCTTTATATTAATAAACCATTTAGTTGTTCATGTTATCCCTTATAACAGGGAGTGTCTGAGCAAACTTCTTCTTTATTGCCCCAGCATTCAATCCATCAATTAGTTTTACACACTTAGCACTTTTTAAACTATTGATTTTTTATTTAACGCTTTAACCTTAGCCCCCAAAAACAACATGTATGAATTTAGCATTTTATTCAAATGTAGCTTAGCTGTGATACTTGATTTTACTCAAAACTTTAATTAGATTTTTCACAGAAATGGGCATGTTTACCAATTGACCTTCAATAAAATAGTTGTAATTACTAGCACCTTATTTAACAACTACAGTAGTATCAGGCAAGCACAATTTTGTCCAACAAGATAATCTAACTCGCCCCCCGACGATTTAGCTTAACTTGACTTCTTTCAAAAATTATTGTACTACTTACTTTTTAACTGGCTTTTATTCAATCATCTTGCTCTAAACATTAATATTATTAGCTTTTTTAAAATGTTAGAGGCGCTCATCATGACTCCTGAGCTTTTTGTTTTCCATTAACTATTTGACATATTTTTAATAAGCAATTTAATCTTAAAATAGTTAAGCTCGTATTTTTTCTACAAGTGTCGGCTATTTCTTTTTAATTGAAGCCACAACCTTCTTGTTTTCTCTTCTCAATCTTCTTTTTTATTTTGATTTGGCTGAATGGCGACCAGTCTAGATTATGACATTATCAAAATAAGCACCAAAATCTTAATCATCATTTCGCATATTATATTTAGCATCCCGATTAGATCTGATTGAGGATTGACGCTTGCTAGATTTAATTTAACTTTAATATCTTTATTAAGCTTTTTGATTCTTTCTAGCAATTCTCTGTTTTTAAATTCTGAGCTGTTTCAATTAACTAGCTTTTTATTATGATATTTGCTTTTATTTATTTTTTCTAACATAAGCAGCCCATGACAATTATGGCTTGTAGTTTTATGATAGTTAAGCATTTTACATTTAATTTGCCAAATACACATAGAATCTTGGATCAGAAGACTTTTTAGAAGATTATTTGATGTTTTAAATCACTTAACCTTGTAGAAGTCTCATCCAAAGGAGAGCGGTGAACAGATTAAAGACACCGTTTTTCAAGATTTAGGGCTCTTG